AGCTGAGGCTCTAAGTGAGGATGTAAGGTCTTTTCTTAACCGACTAGATGAGGAAATTCCAGACGACAAGGTGACGGAACTCTTAGAGTACTTCGGTATCCGTGCCGACACAGAGTTTGGTAACATGATTGCTAACTCCTTGACACGTAGTGAGACTGAACAAGGTCAGAAACGTAAGGCTGAAGCACTTCGGTATTTCCTAGACCAGCTAGAGAGGTAAGTAATGTTAGGTCTACTAACATCTAAGCTAGGTCGTATGTTATCTGGTCTGCTTGCAGGTATGGGTATCCTCGTCGGGGTGTACTTCTACGGTAAGCAGACACAGAAACAAAAGCAGAAGGTCAAAGACCTAGAGGGCTACAAAGATACGAGGGAGAAGATTGATGCCGTTGAGATTAACACTGATCGGGATGCTGCTCTTGACAGGTTGCGGGACAACAATCAACTCCGTTGAGGCTCTGTGTAGTATACCCCTACCAACTGTATCAGAGGATGATACAACACAAACTATAATAGAAGTAGACAACTACTCAGCTAGATGGAGAGCAGCCTGTGGCAAATGAAAATGAATGGCACTTAAGTAAGTCAGTACCCCTGACCTTTATAATGGCAATAGTTGGTCAGACCATAGCACTTGTGTGGTTTGTAGCTTCACTGGACAGTGAAATTGAGTCCAATACAAGAGAGCTTGTACGCCACGAGACACGTTTGATTGCCCTTGAGGCAAGTGTCCAAGCACAGGCAGTAGCTATGGGTCGTATTGATGAGAACATTAAGGCTATAAAGAACATGATGGAGGGTGACCGTGCCAAGTAAGAAAGACCCACGACTAGAACGGGCTGGTGTATCAGGCTTCAACAAACCTAAGAAGACCCCAGGCCATGCAACTAAATCTCATGTTGTTGTAGCCAAGGTAGGTGGTGAGGTTAAGACTATCAGGTTCGGGCAGCAGGGTGTTAGTGGTGACAAGAAGTCTACAGCTAGGCAGAAGTCCTTCAAGGCACGTCATGCTAAGAACATCGCCAAGGGTAAGATGAGTGCAGCATACTGGGCAGACAAGGTAAAGTGGTAATAAAGAACTTTAAACAAGCAGCTAAGACTGCAAAGAAGAAAGGGAACTAAAATGGCTAGAAAAAAGACAATTGGACAAATAGAAGCATCGAAGCCTTTCAAGGTATACTCAGGACGTAATGGTGCTTATGATTTTGGCGGAGGTGGTGTAGGTAGAGCAGAACTTAAAAAACCTTCGTGGTCTACATCTACTGTACGTTCAGGTTCTAAATCTTCCACTACATACAAAGGTAAAAAGAAGCAAACAACCAAGAAGAAATAAAGTTAAAGCCCCAAGGAGAAATCCAAGGGGCTTTTCTTTTACTTACCTTCCATCTCACTGATGAGACGGTCTAAGTACCAACGGGCCTTCTTCAAGTCCTCTACTGGCTTACCTTTGTATCGGTATCGGTGCATGTACTTCTTGGCATTACCCTCTAGGTAGCCCATGAACATCATGTGATCCATGTTGTCCTTCATGTAGTCGATACATTCAATCTCACCATCACCGTAGTGAGCAGGTTTGTTAACTACATCCTCGTACTCATGCTGCTTCATAGCCCCTCCTTCATAAATACCTTAACCCACTCAGCACATATACCACTACGTACAATGTCGTCAACACCAAACTCAACAACAGGTACATCAAGCATGTGCTTCTTAGCTAGGTGAATGATCTTGGCTAGACCTGACGTACCCTTGAGGTCTGACTGTTGGATGTCACCGTTAAGTACAATGGTTGATCCCTCACCTACTCGTGTAAGCAGCATCTTGATCTCAGGTATCTCAATGTTCTGGGCCTCGTCTACAATGATGAAGGCATTGTCAAAGCTACGTCCCCTCATAAGAGCTAGGGTAGCTACCTCAATGTTACCAGCCTTCAGGGCTGTGTCTACAGCACCCTTGCCAAGGTGTTTAACTAGGACATCCAGTACAGGTAATGCCCAAGGCTGTGCCTTCTCCTCTAGTGTGCCAGGTAGGTAACCAATGTCCTTGCCTACAGCTACATGGGGACGAGTGATAACGATCTTGTCGATCTCTTTGAGGGTGTACAGGTCAGCTGCACAGGTAGCTGTAACGTATGTCTTACCAGTACCAGCAGGGCCAAGGATCAGAACCTGTTTGCTATTCTTAATGGCCTCAATAAGTTTACCTTGGTTGTCTGTCTTAGGTACAATACCTGACACAGGTTTAGCTGATGCACCCTTGTATGTTGTCTTACGTCGAGTACGGGATTGTTTCTTTGGTGGTTCTTTATCGTTCATAGCTTAACCAACTCTGCTTTAGTGTAAGGGATGTGGAAGAACTTCTCTCCCTTAACGATGTACCGACCCTTAGCTTCTCGGAGGGACTCATCAGTTAGCAGTGTATCCTTGATGCGCCATGCCTGTTTGAAGTCAGGACGGAAGATGTAGAAGTTAAGTACACCATCCGTGTGTTTCTCTTTGAGACGTCTCTTACGTTCAGGTAGGCGTACCTCAGCCCAGTGTGTAGGCCAGTCACCCTTCCATGCAGTCTTAACTTCGACCTCGTTGTAGTAGGTGAGGCCATTCTTCTGAGAGACTACATCAACATTGTAGTTCTCTTGGTTGTTGACGATAGTATGTCCGTTGTCCTCAAGGTAGATGACTAGGGCATTACGAGCAGGAGCATCATAGGCTTCGTACAATGCTTTACTGAAAGGTCTCTTAATCATACCTCACTCCCTTCTACGTTACCAATAAGTTGTTTCAACTCAGTGTAACCTCCAATGTGAGTACCATCTGATGAAAAGATTTGAGGTACAGTCTTAAGACCTGCCTGTTTCATCAGGGACAACACCCACCTAGAGCTATCTGACTGCACGTTGTATTCTATGTAGCCTTGCCCTGCTCCTTTCAACAGGGCTTTGGCTGTATCACAGAAGTTACATTGATTGCGAGTTATGACAGTGTACATAAGGTTTCCTTAGGTTAGGTCTACGATTTCACAGGAGTCACCAGAGCAAGCAAGTGTCTGGCTACCAGAAGTGTTGTCCTCATTCTCATACTCTGAAAGTTTAGACCAGTCAATACGTTCAGGCATCACTGACTTAAGCATTTCGTAGTCTGACTTACTACAGTCCTGGTATGGTGCTTGCTGATACGTATGTTCGTTGAAAGGTAGGAACGATACACCTGACATCTCATCGAAGTGTTTGTATACGAAGGCACCTACCTCTAGCCACTCCTCACCCTTGACGTTGATAGTCACAGATGGTTTGTGTTCACACCAGTTACGTTGGTACATCAACCACATCTCTAGCTGTTCAATAGCTGTCATGTCCTTGGTGCATACAGCCCCATCAGGTGCCTTCATAGGGAAACTAAACACGGTAGTCTGGTCAGGCTTAAAGGCATCAGGTTCGTTGGGGATACCTTGATCCTTCATGAACTGTGTCAGTGGGTCTTTGTTGTCTCCCCGCACGGTACGGATGTAGTAGGGTGAGTGACGGGCATGGATACCTGAGGCACTATCAACGAGTTGAGAGACCGTCCCTGATGGTTTGACACAAGTAATAGCAGCAGCAACAGGGATATTGAGTAGAGCAGCCCACTTCGCATTAGTTTCCACAGCAACTTGTTTAAGGTGTGCAAGGGTCTTATCCAATCCTTTGTTCTTGAGGGTCATCAAGGGATTGTCCATGATGCCAGTTAGTGACACACCCAACAGACGTTCTTCTGCTGTGTTGTCTGTCCATTGCTTACGCAAGTACGGGAACTTAGTGAAGGTAGACTGGATCGTACCAAGGATGGTAGCTAGGCGAACCTTCTCAGACAGTGTCTCAAGGGTATCCGTTGCACGTACTACACACTCGGTTAGGTTGCAGAACTGGCTTGGACGGAGGATGATCTCCGAACACGGGTTGGTCCCGAACTCGTAGTTAGAATCACGACGACCATTCAAGGCTGCCTGTTTCTTAGATGCCTCACGGTTAAAGATACCACGTTCACCTGAGCCTGACTCAACCAAGGCCATCCACTCTTTCATGAAGGACAGGTTGTCTGGCTTCTCAGTGTACGATACAGAGTTGTTAGCCAATGCACGTTGTGGATTGTTCTCCCACCATGAACCAGACTTAGCTGAACGCATACGATCATCTGACAGGTTGCTTAGAGAGATCATAGCTGATCGACGTACACCGCCTACAACAACTACTTCACCAATCTTACACATGATGTCGTGACATTCAACGGATGACAGCTTACGACCAGATGCTTTCTTGAATGTAGCAATGGTGAAGTTAAACAGATCAACCAAAGGTGCTGGACCAGATGCACGACCACCGAATGTCTTGAGTGGAGCACCAGCTGGACGTACCTTAGACACATCCCACGTAGGAACCTCACCACTGTACAGGAGTGCAATCAATTGACGCAGAGCTTTAGCCCAACCTTCCTTACTATCCTTGACGACGATGTTAGTCTCACTATCGAAGAGTTCACCAGGGACTTCGGGGAGCTTAGTGATGGACTGACGTTCGACACTGAAGCCAACACCAGTACCACAGAGGAGGATAAACATCGCCTCATCGAAGGACTTAAGGTCATCTACGGCTAGGTAGCTACAGTTGTACATACAGGTGTTGTCACGTTCAGCAGCTGCACCAGCTGTCATGAGTGAACGCATGGATGGCATAACCTCAAGGCCCATGATGGCTTGCTCTAGGTCGTACTTAGTCTTAGGGTCAACCATGTCACGGATGACGTTGTCAGAGAAACGAGTCACTGTGTCTTCCCACGACTCACGGCCCGAACCCTCATGGTACTTGGCATACCGTGACTTGTGGATGAATGATTGGTAGTCTGTTGGTAGTTGGTTGCTCATTTGATTTCTCTTCCTCGGTTGTCTTTGTCTTCTTGTAGCCACACTAGGCGGTCAATGTCTGACCTGTTCATGCCAATGTCTTTTAGCTCACGGTCAGTTAGAGTGTTGAGTATCTTGACTGCCTTACGATGTTCACGCCATGTGGCAAGGAAGTTGACGTATCTCCAGAACCAACTCATCTGTTATCCCCTGAGCCTTTGATTACACCTCGTGCCTCACGGCTGTCAAGTTTATCAATGTTACGGTCAAGTACTTCTTGCAGGTCATACCCCAGGTAGTTGGCTAGTGCTGTAGCATAGAAGACAACATCACCTAACTCCTTTACGATCTCCTCGTTAGAGACACGAGAGCCATCCCTGATCTGCTTCTTGATCTTCTCAGCTACCTCACCAGCCTCACCTACAAGGCCAAGGACATTCTCTACTAGACGTGTCTGTCCTTCAGTAACGATCTTGTCCTCAACCCATAGGCTGTAGTCCTGTGCTGAGTAAGGTTCGTAGTAGCTCATGCCCATAGCATCAATGTCATCTTGCGTAATCATTCTTCAATCCTTTTCCATTCTTCCATTTCTTCATCAACATTTATGTAGTCATCAAAGTCCAAGAGACCTTCATCAATCAAGAACCTGACTACAAACTCTTCCGTGATCTCATTCTGCTCCAGTAAGATCATCAACCCATAGTTTTCTACGAGTGCTCTTAGTTTAGATTCGTAATCAAACATCCGTCATCAACCTCCAGTGGGTATGGGCTACGATTTATATTGACTGAGTCCTCGTATGCTGCATTGAACTCTGAGTAGTACAGTTCTACCTCAGCCCAAACACCATCTGGCAGCAGAGCAAGACACAAATTATACCATGTGTTGTCACCCAATTCAAACGGACCTTCGATAAACTTGTGTACTTCTACTGCGGCCATTTGATCCACTCCTCTGGGATTAGTTTGTCTGCGTAAAGGAACCCATGTTTGTCACACCACATACCGTAGGTAGTCTTGGAACCTTTGTTGATCTTAGCCCTAGAGTTAGAGAATACGAAACGAATGTCAAGGTCTGGGTGTTGTTTCTTTATGAGAAGATGTTTCTTTCTATCTGCTACAACGAACCGTCCCTTACTCTCAATGATGATACCGTTGGGAAGTTCGAAGTCAGGGGTGTAAGTCCTGACCTCATTGATAGCATACTTGATCTTCATCTCTTCGTACTTGACTGGTACTGACAGAGACTTGAGTTGCTTAGAGATACGATCCTCTAGTCCTGATCTGTAGCCATACTTAAACCCTGCACTCATGATGAAGGTACTCGTGGTTCATTGACTACATCAACAAGGTGGAGTGGACCTGTGCTGTAGATAAAGGTACGGGCCTCAGGCCAGCACACTTGACGGAACTCACAGTAGCTGCATGTCATAGCCAGCTTAGTGTTAGGGCTTGTCTTGGACTGGGGGATGGGAGGGATACGATCCTCAGGGATAGGGCCAGCTACCATCTCTTTGGTGTCCAACATCTCTTGCTCTTTAGTCTTCAACTCTTCCTCGAAGTCATAGACATCTAGGCAGATGTGTCCGTTCACCTTGTCAATAACCAGGAAAGCACCAGCAGTCTTGTTGGTAACGAGAGGATCATCCTTGGCTGCGTACACGTAGGAGGAAAGCTGGGAGATATATCCAAAGGGATCATCGTCCCGTAGGTTGCCTTCCTTAAACTTCTTGAAGGCATAGGGTGAGGCAGACTTAACGTCTACAGTCATGCCATCAATCACTGCATCTCGGTGTCCCTTGATACCGTGTACGTCAAGGCGATCCTGCATACCCTGTACGTCATGCCCAGCAGCCTTAGCAATAGTCAAGGCAAGCTCTTCGATCATGTCCCCGAAGAAGAACTTGAGTAGGGTGTTGGGTTGTAGCTTCTCAGCATCGTTAGTCTGGTTGATCTTATACCAGAGCTTACGTTGACAGGGTGTGCCAATGGATGACAGGGAAAGGTAGCCTCGTGGCTCTTGTGGTTTACTAAACCGTTGGTTAGCTACGAGAGCTATACCCTTTCCCATCGAAGCACCAAGGTTTCCAGTCCATCCACCCTTACCTTCGATTACATCGTGCATGTCTTGAACTAATGTGTTAATCGTCTTGGTCATCTAAGTGTTCCTCTATTTCATCTATTGCTTGAGCTAGTTCTTGGATAGTACTTAAAGTAAAGACCTTAAGTTTGTCAAGTTCTAAGTGTAGGTCGTACACCTTCCAAGAAAGGTAGAGGCTGATGAGTAGTGTAGCTACAACAATATGATCGGGGGAGATAGTCATAGGTTTAGCTCCAACCTGTAAGCACCTTCGGGTGACTGGTGAGCAGCTATCAAGTCAAGGAACTGTTGGTAACTCATATACAACATCTGATATTCATCTAGGTTATCGTCGAACTGACGGAGGTATACGGTCCCATCATCAGCCAGCACCATCTCTACATCCTCAAACTTATCACTGTCGTCTAGTGTAGTAACAATAGAGGCGTCTTTCTCAAACTCTACGGTGTACATTTGTTAGTCCTCTTTTCCTAGGATGCTGTCAAACACGAAGTCAAGGTCCGTACCTGTAGCACCGCAATAGATCAGGAGCTTCAGTCCTAGCTCTTGCGTTAATGCTGCTGTGGTATCATCCATATCAAACTCTACGGTAGCACTACCGTCTTCGTGTTCAGTGAGGTTTGTTACTTTCATATGTCCTACTTCTTCATCACTCATCTATATAGCTCCAAGACTTTAACCAAGGCTGCATACAGACTGTGTGCCTCTTCCTGATCGTC